GACGTTGGGTTACACGGTGTTAAGTTTTACCACGATTTAAGGAGGTATCAAGAAGCATGCATCCTTTCAATTCTAAAAGGGGGCAAACTATCCAAACGGATGTTTCAGGCGTGGCCTGTGACCATGCCTATCTTGCCCATCTGGTTGTAGCAGAAGATGATGCACCGGCGGCTAGCGCTAATGGTGTATTGACCGCCACTGACCTGGGGGCTGAGGCTCAGGAAATCACAGCAGGGATTACTAACCCCGCCGTTCCGCGCGCGCTGAGCGTTGTTGGGAACGTAGGCGGCATTGCAGGGGATGTCGTTGTAACTGGCACCAATTATGCCGATGAAGAAATCACTGAAACGCTGGCGCTAAACGGCAATGTGACGGTAGACGGGGCCAAAGCCTTCAAAACCGTCACCCAGATTGACCTTCCTGCCCAGGTTCACGCACCGGTTGCACAGGTCGAAACCGTAACAGTAACCAACGGCTGTACCCAGGACGGCAACCTGGTAGTAGTGGTAACCGCTGCAGGCATGACCAATAGTCCGAAATCGGTAAATGTCGCCGTAACCACTGACGATAACGAAGCCGCTGAAGTGGCTGCAAAAGTCAGGACGGCCCTCGGATTGGATGCGGATATATCCGCTTTCTTCGCCGTGAGCGGGGCTGATGCGGATATCATCATAACAGCACTTACCCCTGCAGCAAATGACGGGACCGTGGCCATAACAATGGTTGATGCTCCCGATATCGGCGTAACAGTTGGAGCGAGCGACAATACCACTGCGGGTGCGCTTGGAGTAGCGCAAAAAGAAACTGTTGCAGTAACTGGCGCCGCAACAGTGGCAGGGACTCTAACCGTAAGAGTAACCGCAGCTGGAATGGACAACAGCCCCAAAGACGTCTCCGTTGCCGTCGTAGGAACTAAGCAGGTAGAGACCGTCACCGTTCTGGGCGCTATTGAAGTAGCTGGCGTAGGCGATGCTGAGGTTATTGTCACTGCGGATGGCATGAACGGCTCACCCAAAACACTGAATGTAGCCGTAGCCAACAGTGATACTGCATCAGACGTCGCCGGCAAAATTAGAACGGCGCTCGGACTTGATGCCGATGTGGCCGCATGGTTCACCATAAGCGGAGCAGACGCTGAAATTATCCTGACTGCCAAAACAGCCGCAGCCAATGACGCCAGCATGGAAATAACCGTTGATGATGGCACAAGCGCAGGCTTAACCCTTGCAACTTCGGAAAATACCACTCCCGGCGTAGCTCCTGATGATGTAAATTCCGTGGCGACAAAAGTAAGAGCAGCCCTGGCCCTGGATGCGGACGTAGCCGGGTTTTTTGCGGTATCTGGTGCGGATGCTAACGTAATTTTGACGGCATTAACCGACGCAGCCAACGATGGCACTATGGCAATCACGCTGCCTGATGCTGACAGTACCGGCGTCACCTTCGGAGCTTCTGCAAACACCACTGCCGGAGTAGCACCTGTACAGCAGGTTGAAACAATCGAAGTCACAGCTGGCTCAAGTGGCGTGGGAACTATCGTATTCACGGTAACAGCTGCCAACATGAATAACAGCCCGAAGGCTGTAAATATTGAACTGACAGCTGCTGATGATACTCCGGAAGAAGTAGCATCGAAAATAAGAACGGCACTTGGGCTTGATGCAGACGTTACTTCATTTTTCACCGTATCCGGTGCAGGGGCAAACGTAATCCTGACAGCAATTGCAGACGCTGCCAACGACGGCACAATGTCCATGGCAATGACAGATACCCCTTCTGTGGGTGTAACCTTCGGAGCTTCTGCAAATACCACTGCCGGGGTAGCAATCGACGCCGTGTCTGTTGGATTGAATGATATTCTTGGGTTACCGTATAAGCTGGCCCTTAATACTGTTCTGGCCGCGTACCTGGACAGCGTAAAAGAGGGAACGGCTCCAACGGTGGCTATTAGTAGCACTGCTGTAGAGAGTAACACCATGGATCTTAACAGCGCATTGAACGGAAAACAGGTGGATGCATATCTGATAGTTTAATGGGGTGGTCACATGCGCCACGACAAAGTAATTAAACTCATTGGGGTTACCTATGATCAAAATGATCCAGGTGACCCCATTGAGGTTAAAACCGAACGCGAAGTTTTTGCCGAAAAGAAATCAGTCCGACAGTCTGAATTTTACCAGGCGGCAGCTACCGGGTTAAAGCCAGAATTGACTTTTATTATCTGGACCCGGGAATACAATGACGAATCTAAGCTCAGTTATAACAGTAAGGAGTACAGCATAATTAGAACTTTTGAGCGTGATGATGAGCGGATTGAGTTAGCTTGCTCCGGCCTGGTGAATACAGCCTGACGGTCAAACGGGCGGCTTTTGAAAACGGGGTGATGTAAATGGCCGGAGTTGTTCAAAACGTAATTCTGAACGGAACCGGAGATCTAAAAAAGTATGCCGGCGCATCAGTCCAGTACATTTCACGGTCAGAAGAAGTAAAACAGGTCATGGCCGAACTTGAGAGGGCTGCCTTGAAAGAGGTTGCTAAGTTTTTGCGCAAAGAAGTTAAAAGGCGAGTGCCAGTAGACAAAGGGACGCTTAAGAGAAATGTGGGAACCTGGGTTAGGATCCTGGGGAAAAGCATGCAGGGCGAAAGAAAGGGCGTCCCTATTTTACAGATCGGGGTGTATGATCGCGCTCGGGCGAAAAGAAGGAAATACAAATACGCCTATCACGCCCATTTAGTAGAATTCGGGACGTCAAAAACAGAAGCACAACCCTTTCTTCGCCCCGCCGTTTTTGAGAATATCGACCAAATCCGGTTGATACAAGGCAAATACCTCAAGGCTATTGAGGATGAAAACCGAGCCAGGGGGCTAATCAAGGAGGAAGAGGAGATAGCTGATGATTGACATTCTTGAGATCAGAAAAGCTATAAAATCACTCCTGCTTACGGCTCACCCGCGCGCGTACTACCAGGTGGCGCCCAAAAACGTGCAGTATCCTTACCTGATATTTGATCTGCCCAACTCCATTAATACCGGTGAGTATGAAATGTTTATGCTGGAGCTGGACGGCTGGGACCAGGCAGATGACACTACCACCCTTGAAACCATGATGGCAGTTGCCGATGGACAGATCAATAAAAACTCGGTGATCCTCGACCTGGGGGCTGACGGCAAAGCGGCATTGACGTTTTTCCGTGACACCAGGTTGAGCCTGACCGATGAAGAAGAGCGGATCAAACGCAGAAAGTACATTTATCAAATGCGATTTATTTAAAGAGGGGGTTGGAATATGGCTAACAACCTTACTACTGAACAGGTTGAAAATATTCAGATTGATTACGGGTTAATCTATCTGAATTATGGAGAAGTCGACCAGCTGAAGCTCGGTCCTACCAAGGGCGGCGGCGAGTTTACCGCATCAAAAGTAATTCGCGACATTGAGTATGACGGGAAGCTGGGCAAGACTAAGGGCATGCAGGTAATTGATGAGATTAACGCTATGTTAAAAGTTAGCATGCTGAATACCGTCCTTACAACTCTGGGGCTATTAATGCCGCATGCGGATTATAGTGAAATAACCTCAAAAATAACCAACGGAACCGGCGGTGTGATTGCTGCATCAAAGTACCTGACGAACGTGGTTATGTTTGCCAAGGTAACCGGGGGTGGCTACAAAAAAATCACCCTGTATAATGCCATGAATGAGGCGGATTTTAGCCTTGCGGCTAAGCCCAAAGATGATGGAGTGATTAACCTCGAAATACATGCCCACTGGGATCCAGAGGATCAGAGTGACCTGTTTGAAATTGAGGACGTTGGTTCGCTCAGTGACGACGCAGTTCTGCCAACCGTAACAACTACACCGGCTGATGCAGCGACTAACGTGGTCGTAACCGCCAACTTGGCGGCTGAATTCAGCGAAGCCGTTCGGGCTGGAGATATCACGACAAATAACTCCAGACTGATTAAGGTATCCGACGGTTCAATTGTTGCTGGGGCTTTGACTTACAGCAGCGCAACCAAAATTGCAACCTTTGATCCGACCTCCAGTCTGGACGCGGGAACCGCTTACATTTGGACAATCGCGGGCGTTCGCGACATTGCTGGCAATACGATGGATCCTGTCGCAGTCAACTTCACTACGGCGTCATAGAACCAAAACCATGGGGAGGCAGGGGTTATACCTTGCCTCTTTCCTGTATTTTATGGGCAGGGGGTAAACAATGCTTACACTTAAACAGGGCGTTAAAATATCGGCAATTGTGGATAAGTTAAATCTGAAAATCACTGACCCCGAAGCATCTCAAGAAAAGGTTGGCGCCGACATAATAATGCAAGTGGTCCGTAAAGCCCATCTGGCAGAGCAGGAGATTTATGCCCTGGTTGCTGATATTAAAAAAATCAGCGTTAAAGAGGCTGAGGAAGTAGATCTAGTGGCCTTCATTCAGGAATTGCTTCCCGAGAAGGGATTAGCCGATTTTTTCAAATTTGCTGTCAAGTCAGAGGCCCAAGAATAGTTGAATTACTATCACAGGTCTATGATTGGGCAGCTATATCGGATTTACCATTATCAGCAGCTGCCGACTACCTGGTGTACGCCTCTGAAAAAGAAAAGGAGCAGGCAGCGTGGGGTCTTTGGAGCAAAATGTATCCATTAATGGCAGCTGGGTTCATCAAGCACATGAGCTTAGAGGACTTTCGCAAAGAGGGTTTTAAGAAAGTTACTAACCAGCCACTTAAATCGGCTGATGAGATCGAAGCAGAAATGATGCAGGTCATAGCCACATACGAGAAGCGGAAATAGAGCCACCCGGTTAAGGGATGGTTTTTTCTTTTGGCCCGAAAGGCAGGTGAGCGTTTTTGGAGATCTTCAAACTGTTCGGTTCTGTCTTCATAAACAACGATAAAGCTAATCAACAGATCGATGATACTGATAAAAAGGGCAAAGGCCTTGCCGGAACGTTCACCAATTTTATTGGCGCTGCTGCCAAGGCCGGAGGGGCGTTAGCCGTTGCAGCAGGAGGCGCAGCGGCGGTGTTCGGTGTGGGGGCTCTAAATGCTGCGCAGGATTTCCAGAAAGAGATGGCTAATGTCGGAACTTTGCTTGACGGTGATGTTAAAACCAAAATAGGGAATTTAGGCGGAGCGGTTAAGGAATTATCCAAGTCGACAGGAGCAACTACCACCCTTCTTACCGACGGTTTGTATCAAGTTATTTCAGCCTTTGGTGAATCCGAAGAGTCTATGAAAATCCTCGAAACAGCTGCCAAGGGAGCTGCCGCAGGGAATGCCACGGTTACTGATTCAGTAAATTTGCTCTCTGCAGTAACTAAGGGTTACGGCGACACCTCTGCTGAGGCTGCTAAGAAGGCCTCCGACCTATCATTCCTCACTGTTAAGCTAGGGCAAACCACTTTTCCAGAGCTGGCCGCGTCCATGGGCGCAGTGATACCTCTTGCCTCGACTATGAAAGTTAAGCAGGAGGAACTATTTGGGGCTATGGCCACCCTGACCGGGGTAACCGGTGGAACTGCCGAGGTTACCACCCAGCTACGGGCAACTATTCAAGGCTTCTTACAGCCTTCAAAAGACATGGCGACCGCATTACAGAAACTGGGTTACGAGAACGGGCAGACGGCCATTGAGAGCGAAGGCCTCGGCGGGATATTAACCAAGCTGAAAGAATCGGTCGGTGGTAACGAGATAGCTTTCTCCAATCTTTTTTCCAGCGTCGAGGCCAAGGGCGCCGTACTGGCGCTGACCGGTTCACAGGCAGATAACTTTACCCAAAAGACTAATGCAATGAAAGAGGCGGTCGGCGCCACTGAGGATGCCTTCGGAAAGCAACGGTTAACCATCGACAAGGTCAAGGCTAGTTTTAATACAATTGTAATAACGTTAGGAGAAAAACTATTACCGGCTTATGATGCGTTCTTGGATTGGACAATCCAACACATGCCCCAGATCCAAGCCGTTGTCGAAAAAGTATTTAGTGTTATATCAGTTGCGATAACTTTCGTGGTCGGGCAAGTTATCCCCCGTGTTGTTGAGGCGTTTAATTTTGTTAAAAACAACTTTGATGTTATCGGTCCGGCCCTGTCTGCTATGCTGCTATGGGTCATAGTCCCGGCCTTCATTACCTGGGCTACAGCTGCCGGAGCTGCCGCGATAGCGACTATTACCGCTATGGCTCCTGTGCTGATACCAATAGCGTTAGTCGGCGCAGCCGTCGCGGGCCTTGCCCTGGCCTGGCGTCAGTGGGGGGATGATATTAGTCAAACTGTCGTCGGCCTCTGGGAGGGGGTAAAAACCGCGTTTAGTAACGCCGCCAATAACATAATGGATTTCCTGCGGCAGTGGGGGCCTTTAATCCTGGCCGTGATAACCGGTCCAATTGGATTAATTGTCTACGGCGTGACAAAGCACTGGGACGACATTAAAGCCAAGACGGTTGAGATATGGGATAGCATCAAAGAGTTTATTGGTAACGCATTCAGCTGGCTATATGATCACAATTACTACTTTAAAAACCTGGTGGACGCCATAACCGGTTTCTGGAATTCGCTTAAAGAGACCACCGAAAGAGTTTGGAACGAAATCACCGGCTGGCTTGATAGAACTTGGAACACCATTTCAGGAACCGCTGCAGCTATTTGGAATGGCATAGCATCTAAGCTCTCGGGGGTCTGGAGTGAGATTTCCAGAGATCTAAAAAACGCATGGGACAATATTTCGGGCACGGCTAAAACTGTCTGGGGAAAGGTTAGCTCGACTATAACCAGCATTGCCGATGATATCCGCGATAGTTTGAGCGGGCTTGCTAATAAGGCATGGGACTGGGGCCGCAACTTGCTGAACAGTTTTATTGATGGTATCAAGTCGAAAATAGCCAGCCTGAAAAACATTGCTTCAGAAGCCGTTGGAGCAGTTGCCGGTTTTTTGGGTTTCCATTCTCCGGCCAAAGAAGGCCCAGGCTCAGACGCGGATACATGGGCGCCTAACCTGGTGCAGATGTTTGCCAAAGGGATACGAACCGGGATACCTGACATCAAGGAAGCGGTGGCCGACGCGGCACTAATGTTAAATGGAATTGGGGCCAACCTGGCGGTTAACTTACCATCCGGTGCAGCTCTACAACCGGCTGCAGCTGCTCCCGGGACAACAATATTTAATCTAAACTTCTCAGGCCCTATCAATGTCAGGGACGATAACGATATTAAAGCAGTTAGCAGTGAACTTTACAGCCTGGCTCAATCGGCCCAGCGCGGATCCGGGGGGCGACGGCCTTGACGGTCTACGGATTTTCATTTAATGGTATTCCGCACAGTGATTTTAGTATTTACATGAAATCAAAAAATAGGTCCATCCTACCGGGGATGAGTGACAAGTACCTTGAAATCCCGGAAGTGGATGGCGAATACCTTTTCCCGGGGGCCTTCAGGGATCGAAATATTGAAATCCGATGCTCTTTTCCCGGGATATCCCAGGTAAACCTACGACAGAAAGCCAGGCAAATAGCTGCCTGGCTTTACACTGCAGCCAGAGCGAAGCTGATTTTTGATGACGAGCCTGACGTTTTCTACTGGGCAAAGCTAAGCAATCAGATTGACTTGGATCAGGTTGTCATGATGGGTGAGTTTAGCCTGCAGTTCCGTTGCCTGCCATACGCCTGCGCGGTTACCCCCACAGTGGTAGAGCAGGAAATGAATAACGGAGATGAGCTGACCCTGGCTAACGGCGGGACCGCCAGCACACCATTCCTAGCGGAGGTCCAGAACCCGGCCATCACGGGCTACGCCGCATTCCCGGCCTTGGGCGCGGGAGTCTGTCCAGACATTACCCTGACCTCGCTGGCCGAGGGCTTTACTCTGGACGTCAACGGGGACGACTGCAGCTACACCGGGGTGGTGGCCGACGCCCAGAAGGTCTACCTGGACACCGACCGCAAGACGGTCCAACTGGACGGATCCAACGCCCTCCGGTACCACGATGGGACTTTCCCGCTGCTCCTGGCCGGTAACAACACGCTGACCTACTCAAGCCCGAATGGATGCCGGGCCAGGGTCAAAATTACGTACAATGAGAGGTGGCTGTAATGGTAGAAACCTTCACGCTGAAAAAGGACAGCAACAATATACCGGTTTGTGCATTTCAGATTGGCGCCAATGCCTTGAATTACGTCGCCTGGGTTGCGGTCCAGGTAGTCGACGATACCCAGACCACGGATGCCAACGGGGTATTCACGGCAGCCAGCAAGCCCATCCTGGACGCCGATGGAGATGGGGACATTACAGCTGCTGACGTATTGCCCAGGAGGACGGACACTGGAGTATCACTGTATGTTGGGACAACAGCCGGGGAAGTTGACAGCAACGCGGGGGAAATCACACTCTACACCGACGAGGCCTTGACTACTCTTGCGGCAAGCATTGAGGTCAAATGCACCTACTGGACCCTGGTCCCCTTGGCGGTTGATAGCAGCGGGAGGTTGGTGCTGGCCCCAACCACCACCCTGGAGATCAGTGCTTCGGCACTCCCGACCGGGGCAGCCACAGAGGCAACCGTGGCCACGCTGGCAACAGAAGCCACCCTTGGGGATGTTTTAACAGCCCTGGGACTGGTGGCATCGGAAGCCACTCTCGGGGATGTGCTTACGGCTCTAGGGTCAGCTGGGCAGTTAGATATTGCCTTATCCGATTTGCGCGATGCTATCACTGGCGCTGGCGCAGGGACTAAAACGCTGGCCGATATTGTAACGGCATTAGCAGCTGCTGGAGATCTGGGAGCGCTGCTCACCGCGATCAAGGACACGGATGGGATCAAAAAGATCACGGATGCCCTGCCTGCCGGCGATAATAAATTAGGTTATACCGGGATAACAAACGTGGATGGAGATAGGTTTGTTCATGTTCATGCCAGCCTGGGTGATGTCGAGGATTTCACCCAGTCGCTTTCTTCTTCAGCTTTTTTGTTAACCTATGATGCCGTCGCGGATAAGTGGAAGAGGTTCAAGGTGTCGGACATTACTGATATTTTAACAGCTATCAAGGACACCGATGGGATTAAGAAGATTACGGACACTGTCAATGTCGCCGTAACAGAAAATCCAACAGGCACTGCTCCTTCCGACTCACAGACCAGGCCGGATGACACTACGGCCTACGCGGCGTTGGATGTTGTTGGTGAAGATGCGGCTGCAAACCTTGAATTTGCTGATGTACTTGCTACTGCTGGCGGTGCATTCGTTATTCTGAGTGCAAAGATTCGCATTGACGCCGCTGTAATCCCAGCAGGCATGACGGGTTTCAGGCTACATCTGTATGATGCTGCTCCCACGGCCATAACTGACAATGTCGCTTATAATTTACCTTCGGGGGACCGGGCGAAATATTTGGGCTACATCTCCGTCACCGACATTGTAGATAACGGCGATACGGTGTGGTGTCAAGCTGATGCAGTCAATTTTGTTGGTAAGTTGGCCGCTGCCTCAACTACCCTTTACGGTGTCCTGCAGACAATCGGGGCATATACTCCGAGTGCATCAACGGTTAAAACAATCACGCTAAACGTAGCTGCAATTTAGGGGTGATATAATGCTCAGTTCAGCGGTGAAAAGAAATATATTGATGCAGCCGAAGGGGATTGTGCAGAGGGGCTTGGTTGCGGAGTATCGTTTTGATAATTGGCGGAACCTGCTCAAGTGGAGTGAGGATTTTAGCAACGCAGCGTGGACGAAAGCAGGGGTAACGCTCGGCGATCAAATTACAGCCTCAGGTGGAGTTATATTAACAAGACTTACTGAGACGGTTGCTAATACAGGCCACGGCGTAGATCAAAATCCCGCGTTCGCTGATAACACGGATTATATTTTTGCTTGTTGTGCCAAAAATGGCAATAGGCCGTGGTTCAGGCTACATGTTACAAATAAAGCTGGTACAGGTTGCCGAGCTTATTTCGACTTGGAAAATGGTGTAGTAGGAGAGACGTCAAACGCCGAAGGAAGTATAGAATTATTAGGAGATGGAGTATATCTTTGCAAAATCATTTTTAATTCCGGCGCTGGTGCTACAAGCCCCATAAGTTATGTGAGAATGAATGATATAGAAGGACAGACCGCAGCGTATGTAGGAGATGCTAGTAAATATCTCTACTGCGGAGGTGCCCATCTCCAACTAGCCTCCCAAGCAAACCAGAGCTACCAAAAAACCACGGACGGGCAGACACTGTGGAACAACAAGCGCGAAGTGATGTACCCGGCGAATATTGTGACTAATGGTAATTTTGCAATGGATACTAACGCCGATGGGGTGGCTGATGATTGGGTTGCTAATGCCAATCTAACTAATAAATCGGTATCAAGCAATCAACAATTATTCACTGGATCTGGAAGTGTTACGGCAAGTATTAATAACTGGTTTCACCAGGTGGGGGTATTTTCCAGTAGCATCACAAGTGTTTGGTTAGTTACTTTTACTGCCAAGAGAACAAATTCCTCTGGCGGTAACAGATTGTATGTGGGCAATGGTTATAACCTTAAATTAACACAAGTTTTAACAACTGATGCTGTGAAATATTCAATAGTGTTTACGCCAACAAATGCGGAAATTACGCCAGCTAATCTTACTTTCGGTGCAGATGCTAGTGTTGATGTGGTGTTGTCTAATGTGATGGCTATTAATCTTTCAAATTTACTAGGGACAGGCAGCGAATACACCACACAGCAAGCCCATGATCTATTCCCCACATGGTTTGACGGCACAGCCACGATGGAACTGCCTAAGTACAACGGCTATCTTGGATCTACCACGGCAGCAGACGCGAACGATCCGCCCCCGGATGGGCAGGGGTTGAGCTTTAGCACTGATGATTATGTGGGTGATGTTGGCGGTGTAAGCAGTTTTTCTTTCATCCAGAACACAGGGAAATTCACTATTATTATTTGTGCTGCTTTGACTGATCATACCGCTGATAAAATGCAAGTGCTTTTAGGCAGCACCGGCACTACTGCGGATAAGGGATTTTATTTTGCCTGGGACAACAGAATCGGCCTGGGGACAAAGCAATTACGTTCGAGTGTTAACAAAGGAGTGGGAGGGACGTCAGTCATTTCGAGTGTATCTCCCGAAAATGTTGTACTGGATAATCTTCCTCATCTTTTTGCCATTAAAGGAAATGGCGCGAACATTAATTATGTTGT